ACGCTAGTTTAGTTACATTTGTATTCTTAACTGCATCATCCATAAGAACTGCTAGACCAGTTGGTGCTTTAGTTCCATCATTACGAGTAGCCCAGTTGACAACTTCTTCAACATCAGCGGTAAACTTCTTCATGTCACCAGCGGTGACAATCTTTGATGGTCCTACGACAGCCTTGGTTCCACTCTTAACAAGTGCTCCAGCACCTTTAGTTCCAATGGCAGCAAGTGCTAAATCAGTAGCACCTGATGCAATGATACCTAGGTATTCATCACGAAACGCTTTATCTCTTTGCTTATCGTCAAAGATATTAAAATTTGAATCCATGAATGTTGGAGTAATAGCATCTGGCAATACAGACCCAGCTACTTTACCAACAGATCCAGCCAATGCTTGACCCATGGAAATCTTTTTTGCTTGCTGTGAGGCATAGCGAAAACTTTGTAATCCTTTACCCTGTGCAATTGCCTGTGGTGTCAGTAATACTGTTGACACGGCTTGAGTTGCAGGCTGAATAACGTATTTACCAGCAGCCTCTAAAAGACTTAATGCTGGATTAACGATAAATCCAAAAGGACTCTTCTTGGCTTTTTCAATGCCAGAAGCAACTTTAGGTAGAACTGCTTGTTCTACTTTACCAACCTTGGTTTGATCCTGTTGAAACTTTTCAATCTTGGATTGAGCAGGAGGAGGAGGAGTTTCAACTGGCTGGGTGTAGAGTTCATCCCACCATTCCGCCATTTGGTACTACCTCCTCCCGAGCCGTCAATTCTTCTAGCAGGGCTAATCGATCATCGTCGGACTCGAAGGGCATACGTGCAATATCCCAAGCCAACGGAGCCATTTCAAATCCAAGATACTCAAGGTTCTCCTCGAATTTCTGGAATACTTTCATTCTGTTTGGCTCCGTAAATATTTAACAAAAGCTTTCATCGTTCCCGATGATTGCGGTGAATCGGCATAGGTCATCATGATTGGCATATACTTTGCCAATCTTGATAAATCTTCTACTTGCACATCTGCTGGTGTTTTGAGTCCTAATATTTCTCGACCTGGTCCAGGACCAGCGTCGACACCTGCGGTAACAGGTTCATCAGGTCTGCGGGTAGGTGCGCCTAGTGGCACAACACTTTCCATAAGATTTGGTCCCGCTGCTGCTGCCATTGGTGCTCCAGCTTGGATAGCCTGAAAATCTTTTTGTTCACCATATGCTGCGTCAGGGAGTTTCTTTGGTCCCTGTGCGACATCGGTTCTTTTCGAAAAAGGTCCAGGACCAGATGGTTGCATCATTGACATTAGTTACCTACTTCTTAGTTGGAATCTTTACCTTTGTACCCTTGAAAATTACTGAGCCTTGTTTGTACTTTGGCTTCTTCATTAATGAAGGGTTTGCTTCTTTAATTTCTGCAAGAGATACTCCTGCTCGTTTAGCAATCGTTGAAAGATTATCTCCACGATCAACTGTATAAGTTGATCCTTGATTAATTGTGGTTGATGTAGCACCACCTGAGTTAATCTTTACATTAGGACCAAACTTAAGTCCTTTGCCTCCGCCTTTAGGATATGTACCTGCTGGTCTTTTAGGCATTGATGCTTTTTTATCTGCTGCTGCTTTATCTGCAACTGCTTTAGCACGAGCATTCATTACATCCCAAGTTGTACGACCCTTGGTATCTTTGCTAAGTTGCTTATAAATAGGTCCGCCTACAAGGCTGGCTGCAGTAAGTGCAAGACCAACTTTGCCTGTAACGGCTTTGCTAGCAAGACGTGCTGCTCCAACTAACGCACCTTTAGCGGTTAGTTTTTTTCCTGCTGTCTTTGCTGCTTCACGGCGAACTAATTCTGTTGAAGTCTTTTTAACTGGAACTAATTCTTTACTGGTTACTCTGTAAACAGGAGTCTTCTTAGTTCCTACATTTTCTGCTTCTTTAACAGAGAAAGTCTTTGAACCAGTTTGTTTGGTTTCTACTTTCTTATCTCCAAATAATTTTGGATTGGCTGCTTTAGCAGCCTCTGCTGGAGTCTTACCCGCAGCACGTGCCTTGGCATATGCTGAAGCTGCTGGTTTTGGTGCAGCCTTTTTTACGGCAGGCTTTTTGACTCCTGCTTTTTTTGTGGGGGTTTTCCCATTTCTCGTTGGGGACTCTTTTGGTTTTGCATTTGCTTCAGCTTGTGAAAGACCTTGCAATGCAGGTTTAATTTTTGGCTCTACTTTTTTAACGGCAGGTTTTTCTGTACGCTTAGATGCGCCTTTTTCTGCTGCATCTTCTTCTGCCCATTTACGATCTAGTTGTGCTTTTACTTCACGACGATCACGTGCAAAACGTTCTGCTGCAGTTTCAGTAGGGCGTGTATAAACCTTTTCGCCTTTGTCGGTAGTGATGTAACCACCACGTGATTCTTTAGTAACTTCTTTAAGAATCGCACGATCTTCTGCCGAGGTCTTTGCAAGCGCATCCTTCTTGACGGCTTTTACCTTACCTGGAAAAGCTTCTTTGGCTGCTGGCTTAGCATCTCTACGAGCCTGGCGATACTTCTTAATCGTGCCTTTCTTAAGCTTACCTGGTTTAGGATTTGGCTTAGTAGGCATTTGTGTCCTTACTTAATCTTCTTGTTGTTGCCCTTGATACCCTTTGGGGTTGCAGCAATCTTTACTCCGCCTGCGCCGACAACTTTGCCTGCTGGCTTCTTGCCCATGATTGGTGTTCCAACCATAGCCTTGGCTGCTTTACCTTGACGTCCGATCATTTGTTTCTCCTTAGTTATGCTGGGATTGAACGAGTTACTCGTCCTGCTAGTACTGGATTTCCTGCACCAGTTAGACCTGCAAGAAGTTCTTGCATTGATCTTGGTTGTGGTGCTTGTGGCATATTCATGCCACCTTCTGCTCCTGGTTCAGGAGTTGGTGGTGCTGGTTGTTCTGCTCCACCCATGCCTGGTTGACCTTGAGGCAGTTCTGGTGCTGGTTCTGGCTTAAACGCTTTAGCAACGGCATCCTCTAAAGGAATACCTTTCTTGCGTTCATCGATGACTAATGCCATCTTTTCGACAATCTTTATCGGATCTTGACCTTGCATTACCATTTGAGGTATTGCTTGTGCAAGAGATGATACGGATGCTTTAAGAGAATCACGCATCTCTTCGATATCAATTGCTCGCTCTTCTTCTCCAGCATTGAGCGAAATAGGTAGGTTGCGACGCAACATACCTCGTGAAATCAATTTATCTCCACGAGCTTGTAGACCCCATACCAATGCACGGTTTGGATCTAGACCCGCCATCAAACCATATTCAACTGTAACTCCATAGTTACCTTTGATGTCTGATGCTGGTGAATACTTAAGTTTGTAAGGAACGCCATTTGCTGTAGCAGATACTTCACGAGTAAGTGTTGGGAAGTATGCTTCATCTGTAGCAAATGCGATTGAGATTGCTTGCCCAATTGCCTCACCAAGAATTGATTGAGCAACTTTAACTTGTGAGTCAAAGCCAGCCATAAGTGCTTTAACACCTTGACCTGTAACAATTGAACCTTCTGCTTGTCCTGCACGAGCTTGAGGAAAGCGAGTGCCTAGCTTCATTTCATCTGCTAGAACATTGTTCTCTGCAAATGTAAATTGAGGTACGTCTAGATTTACTCTCCGAATTTTTTCTGGAGAGTTCGAACGAATGACGCTATCAGGACCAACGGATAACTGAGTAACATCAGTAGGCAAAGCAAGAGGAGCTTCGACGCTCTTTTGAACTGCTTCCATAGTAAGCAATGCAAGACGTGCCTTAGCAGCGTATACTGGCAAAACGTCATCGAATGCGCCCCTAATCTCCCCATCCAATGAAGGACGCTGAGCAATTGCAATTGGGACTCTACCAAGTTTGTTTGGCGTTTCGGCAAGGACTAAACCTCCGCGTTCTGGTAAAAACAAAACCGTACGTTTCTTATCTGTCCAACGTACAACTTGTAGTAATGAGTTTGAATCTGAAGCTTGACCAAATGAATTGGTCTTAAGGATCTTGTCAGCAACTTCTGGAAAGTGTGCTGCTAAATCTCCTGCTTTACGATGATAAAGACGTGCGTATACATTAACCTCACCAAAACGATCTTGGTCGAAGTATGCACCCATGGAGTTTTCAACATGGATGTGTGGTCTTTTATCTTTGAAGTTTGGTTCGACACGTAGGGCAACAAAGCCGTATGTGCCTAACTGGTCTGCGCCACGCAGTAACTCCGTGCCAAGTCGAGATGATGCTACATAGTAATTAGCAATCTTTGTTCTCTTGTCAGCTTTGGTGCGCTGGTTATCATCTAATGATGAATCACCTGCTGCTGTAATGGTAGGGAGAACACCCACCTGTTCTGATACATCTCTGGCAACTACGTCAATAAGGTTAGCGACGATTGGTCTTGACCATGTACCGTCTGGGAATAGACCTTTAAATACTTGGTCTGCTTGTCCAGCACGAACAAGGGCTACCTCGCGCATGCGCTTATCGCGCTCGGAGTTTCGAACTTTTAATTGTTCGAAAGCATTTACAAGTTCGTTCATTTACATCCTTATCCGCTGAGCTGCAGCGAGATCATCTAGGTTGATTACGTACCTGCTATCAATATCTTTGCGAGGTGTGAATTCATTTGATACAAAGTTTGGTACGTTTGTTGAAGATAATAAAGTTTCGCGGGCTACGATTTCGCAGAACCATAGAGCCATAACGGCATCCATCTTTAACTGCTTGCCCTGCTTACCTGGTTGCCAGGTAACTAATTGCTCGACTAATTTCTTAACGTGTTCTGATTTAGATACATCTGGTAATTCAATTAAATTATCACCAGCATGCTTTAGGTTTTGATTTGTTCCGTCACGTTTAATTACGGAACCGAACAAGGGAGCGAGTGAGGCTACGCCGAACTCGGGATCTTGTTTATTATTACCTGTGTAGTGAGGTCTATAGTTAATACCTCTGGTTGACAGGAAGTTACGAATCTCTTCGTCTTTGGTTAGGAAAAGTTGAAAGGCGTTTGATTCTACGATAACCGTATGTGGTTTGTAGGCGTCTGTCCATTCTTTTATCAAGGAACGGATTGATGCAGGTGTAGGGCTTGTCATGACGTGAACGTCCATGACGTAGCGTTTGTGGGTTCTGCGATCAACCGCATAAGCAACAGCAGCTGTGTCACCAGTCATTGCTGGATCTATTCCGATTACTCTAAAGAAGTTATTAGAGTTTTCAGGATGTCCTGCTGCGCCTGCAACCAAAGCACCCGCTTTTCTCATTCCGTTTATTGCGCCTCTGACGCATAGCGGGTCGAAGATTGCATCTTCCGCGATATCGAGGTTTTGGTAAACCAAGGACCACTTGGATGGACCAGCCTCGTTACGGACCGCCGTTAGACGCGGTCCTGTCCACCTATCGTATAACCCATTTTCATCTGGCACGTCAGTGTCAGCAAGAGGTACGGTAGTTTTCTCCCAAAGGGTTTTCCAGTCCTTTGGATCGTCAGCGTACTCAAGTACTGCTGGCATGGACAAATATGACCACGGAAGTATTCCATCCGTGTAATGTTGCGGGTTACGTAATTCTTTATAAAGGTCAGTTGCTGCTACACGAGTACCGACAACAAGAAGTTGCCCGCCTCCTGGAGGAAGACGCGAAGCAACTTCCTGTCGAATCCACTCTTGTTGTTTAGCCCACTCTCCAGCATTAGAGAGAGTGACCACGTCGTCAAGGACGATTAGATCGGCACGGTTTCCATAAACCTGCCCGCCCATACCGATAGCTTCAATAGTTGGGTCTTTAGCATCCGACTCACGAATATCTCCACCGAGATATACTTTTGTAGCCGACCATTGGTCGGCGGTAGCTTTAAAGCCGTCGGCTGGACCGAAGGCTACCTGAAGGTCGGCGTACCGAGGATGTGTCAGGCGTTGCTTGATAGCATATAAAAACTTCTTAGCCTGTTCCTGAGTCTTGGAAATTACCATGACATTCAGGTTAGGATTCTTAACAATTCTATAAGTCACGTAGTTAATCGTGATGGTCATTGTCTTGGCATGGTTAGGTGGAACATTTACCAAGAGGCGGGATAAGCCCGCCGAACCTTTTTCGTAAACCATGGCTGGATGTAACCAAGAAGGATCTCGTCCTTCTAACATATCCACCACGTTCATCATATGTGGGGGTACAACTGTATCGAGGTATTTTGCCGAGAAGTCGGCGAAGTCCGAGAGTTCTGCTCGGTTCTCTTCTGCCAAGTCTTGGGTTCTAAACCGAGCGTTATCTATAAGAGCCGAGAAGCCTTGAGCTTCGCGGCGTTGGGTGTCATACCAAGATCGGCTTCTGCCGATCACTTTTAAAGCATCTGCAATAGTGCGCCCTTGGCGCACCAATAAGATTAATTCTTTCCGAGCTTCTTCGGGATTAAGATTTCTTTCCATACGCTATCCTCCAGTATCTGTAGGGGTCTACAGGGGGGTAGATAGAAGTATCCCCAACCAAGCTTATTAATTACCATGAGGCGGGCAGTAAGCCCGCCGTTCGGGGTTTTTGCCCCTCACTTATATAGGGGGCTAGAGCGTCGGCGTTTCTCAAGGGGTTGGTGCAAACTTTTTTTCTTGGTATATAAAAGTGCTGGTCAGCACTGGTTTTCTGGTGAAAATAATTTAGGAGATAGTGGGGGGTGGGGTGGGGGGTGGTGTTAAACATGGGTGGGGTGGCATAGGGCGCGAACACAAAAAAAGCCCCTTAAGGGGGCTTGACTCGTGGAAAAAAATGTGGTAATGGGCATGCGAAAACCCCCACTCCACGAAGTGGAGCAGGGGCGTCGCCTAACTATCTACTAAGCACGCTTCGTGATGATACGGAGCGAGGTGGTGAGCATCTTGACCACGTAGGCATCACCTTCGAAGAAGGTGTCGAATACCACACCGCATGTGCCATTCTTCAATTCGACTATGTCGCCGATTGTCGCCATGTCAAGTTGATGAGATGGAACCATCACCGAAGATGGAACATCTTCGAGAGCGTAGACGTCGAACTCTTCGAGAGTGTCCGCCACGATTGCTTCGCAATTTACCAACATGTCATCATGTGTCCAGCAGTTCATTCTTAACTCCTTGCTCAACCTTCAGCAGACCACCTGCCGAATTGAAACCAATTCTACACGAACAGCCCCCACATGTCAAATCTGGATGGATGGCTGAGCGTGAAAGTGCGTGTCGTGTGTTCAATCATGTGTGTTTAATGCGCTCACGTACGTAAAACGTACGCTCGCACGTCATAGGCGGGCGATACGCAGGCGTGCGTGAGCAGGGCGAAGCCCTTACGTATTGACGATTGGAAGCCTTCTGCTAACCACACGCATGGGTTAATACAAGCTCGTGCGCGATCCTGCGGGCGCACGCATGTCTTTTCTTTGATAGCAATTCAAAGAATTGCTTTGAATAATGTCGCCGAACCAGATGGTCTGGTCGGTAGGAAGGAACGACAATGAGAACAGTTGAAAGTAAGACACTAGTCGGTGTCGTGAAGAACGGCGTAGTCCATGTGTCCAAAGCAGATAGCAAGCGAGTCTTTGCGAAGGTTCGCATCACCACAAACACAGCCAAATCTTCGAAGAAGATTGAGGCTATCTTATCAGCATTCAAGGCATACCCAAACTTTGCCACGATTGCTAATGAAATTAGCAAGGTAGAACCAAAAGCATATCTAACCCTGAAAGGAAGTGTCGCCTAATGTACCTAAGCGGATTCGACATGGTGGCAATCATGATTGCCCTAATCTCAACAACTACGTTGGTCATTACCTCGGCTCTTGCTAATGCAAGACTGACTAGAAAAGTGAACCAACTACGTGCACAACTCGCGTCCAAATAGATAGCACATCTTTAGATGTGCTTATTAAGGGGGGATGGCAAATCGCCGTCCCCTCTTTTGTCGCTTTAGAAAGGAGCAAATCATGGGAGCAAGAGTTCACTTCGTCTTCAAGCAAGACGAATCAGGAAAGAATGTAACGCTGTATTCACACTGGGGTGCAGACTCATGGGAAATCGATCTCGCGTATGCGTTAGAGAAAGCCCGACCAAGATGGGATGACTACACCTATGCCACTCGAATAGTTGTTTCACAACTAATCGGTGACCAATGGCAATCAGAAACAGGCTTTGGATTGTACGTAACAGATGACGCATCCGAGTTCTGGGATGAAGTCGTAACCATTGACTTCGTCAACAAGACAGTGAACGACAAACCATTTGACACTCATGTCAAATACGGACAAGCAAAGGAGGAATACACAAATGCCTAACTGGGTATTTAATTCGCTAGTAATTGAGGCAGAGCCTCAAGTGTTATCACAGATTAGGGCGCAGTTATCTGCGCCCTATGAAATGCAATACGTCGATTGGAGAACCAACGAGGTAACAAAAGAGATGGTGCAACAACCACTCTCATTCTGGAATATCATCAAGCCCGAAGACCTTGAGGCTTATCATGATAAGCCAGACAAAAAGCAAGACCTCAACGACCCGAACCACTGGTACTCATGGAACATCCGCAACTGGGGTGTGAAGTGGGATGCGAAGGAAGTCTACGAGAGTGATGAGTTCACCGAAGGTGATAAAGAAACCTTCTATAACTTCGACACACCATGGGGTGTGCCAGAGAGTGCAATGCTCGAACTCTCACGTCAATATCCAACAGCCAAACTCTCATTAGAGTTTGAAGAAGAACAAGGATGGGGTGGAGAGATTGTCTTCACCAATGGTGAAGGAGAAACAATAGAAGAATACAACGACAAATGCAGGCAGTGCGGAGCACTAGACCAAATGGAAATGTGTGAGCACTGTGAAAATTATCTATGCACGAAGTGCAATTACGGCTCGTTCATAGATGAAGACACACTCAAAGAGTGTGAAGTACATAAGGAACTAGCCAAGGAGGTAAGCGCATGACCAAGTACATAGCCAATGAGAACGGCGATTGGTGGGAGTACGTCGAGGACTCTGTCCTCTTCGTAATAGATGACACCGAAGGACACATAAGCAAGGCAATGCAAGAGGAGGACGTGTCGCCTGACAGCGACAAGTTCGAGAAGTTCATATGGAAATACGGCAAAGCCGTAGAAATCAAGGAGGTAATCTAATGGGAAGCAACACAGCGCAAGACTTAGCAGAGAATGTCATTGACATTCGACAGTCAATTGCAATCCAATTGCGAAGCAACCACTATCCACCAGTACCACTAAGCATGGTGGAACCATGCATAGAAGCCATCTATGCAGTATCTGAAGGGGATTACACGAAGCAGATAAGCCTGCCTCATCCGATCACGTGGCGTGGGCAAGACAAAGCCCCTGCTTCAGCCATTGTTGAAGGTCATCACCTTGAACCATGGTGTACGTATGACGAATAGATAGCACAGCAAAGCTGTGCATATATATAAGAACCGAACCGAAAGGAGAAGTATGAAAACCTATGTAGCAAATATCGTAAGTAGCCAACTCATAATCCGAGCGGAGAATGAGGAGGAAGCAGAAGCAAAGTACTCCGCACACTTTGACTGGGATGAACCATGTCCATGCGGTCAGGATAAATGCGACTGCTGTACTGAAGAAGAAGAAGTCTTCCATTATATGGAAGAACAATAACGAAAGGAGAAGCAATGACAACGGCAACGCTTAAGCGGAGTAATGACCGCAAGGTAGCCAACATGGTGTCGCCTAATGGTAAGACACCAGCAATCGCTAACACCTTCGGCTTGCCTAGTGGCAAGGCTTACTCATGTCCCAATGCAACCAGCATATGTGAGAAGGTCTGCTATGCAGGTAAGTTGGAGAAGTTATACAAAGGTGTGAAGGAATTACTTCTTCACAACTGGAATCTATTGAAGGACGCTGACCATGACACCATGTGTCAGATGCTCAACCAAATGGTTGATGAGTTCGTCGCTGACTGCGAACGAAAGGATGCTCCGAAGTTCTTTCGTATCCACTGGGACGGCGACTTCTTCAATGATGAATATGCATTCGCTTGGAAGCATACGATTCTCAATCATCCAGACGTACAGTTCTGGGTGTATACACGAGTCGAGTCTGCTGCTCGAATGCTCAAGCACATAGATAACTTGGCTCTGTATTACAGCACCGACGCTGAGAATAAGGACACCGCAACTAAGTTGCGAGCCGAAGGCGTAGCAAAGTTAGCCTATCTCGCTGACACTTTCGAAGATGCAAAGCAAGACATGCTTGCCATGACTGGCAAGGTGGGTGCTATGTGTCCAGAAAATGCCAAGCGCATCCCGCTCATCTCACCTGCAGGCTCAGCTTGTGTGAGTTGTGGGCTATGTATCAACGGCAAAACCGACATTCGGTTTAGCGCAACCAAGAAATGAGGAAGTAAATGGAAGCATCATTCATGATAGCGCAGGTAGAAACTACGCTAAGCAACTATGTAAATCAGTACCGACGTCCAGGTATGCAAGACCTTGTTATCTGGCAGTCATTAGAACCACTGTATTCACGACCAGAAGAGTATGACTTAGTCATAACTTCAACACGTGAAGAAGCCTTTGACCGAATGGTCAAGGACAACTGGTTCGTAAGTATGGGCGATCACTTCTTCGGCATTGACTATGAAGTCACCGACGAATTAGTCCTCGAATACCTTGTCGATAATCAACTGGCTACACGTACAGATGATGATGACGCAGCGTAATCAAGATAGCACAGCAAAGCTGTGCATATATATAGGAAGCAACACCAACCGAAAGGAGCAATACAGATGACAATGATAGACGGAACACCAGCAAATCAAGTGCAATCATTCGAGGCTCAGGCATTCAATGAAACAATCGGTAAACTTAACGCCGAACTTGATGAGTTAAATAAAAAATACAGCACAATATCTGACACGTTATATAGCGAACGTGCCAATGTTCGTAAGTTGTATGAAGCAATATCTGACTACGTCAAAGACAATGACCTGTCAGTTGATGATGACATCCCGCTAGCAGAACTAGATGAGATGTTGTTCAAGGCATTCACACATCACATCAGTTTCGTTAGAAACTTTACAGTTCAGGTTCGCTACTATGTAGATGCAACCTTTAATGTGGAAGCAACTAACGAAGGTGAGGCACGTGATCTCGCAGAAGATTACGGCATCTATAACATCGACTTCGATGTAGATGTAGAAGACTGGGCAGTTGACCGCTCAGATGTACAGGAGGTAACGCAAGCATGAACAAGATAGATAGAGGTATGGCTTGCCCTAATGGGGCAATGATTATCGACGTCAAGAGTGCATGGGCAGAGGGCGAGAAGGTTGTCCTCTGTCTATGGCTAGTCGACAAGCAAGAGAAGGGTGTGATTAGTCTACGTAATGCTGACCCATACGTTACGTGGAAAGCTCGCTTACACCCAGATACAGGAGAGATAGTGACCACAAGTGGTCATTACTTCGACATACTCTCAGATGCAGTTGTTGATTTCAACAGCCGAGTATGAGATACTAATCCCACAACCAAACAGATAGGAGAAATAAATGACAACAGCAACACGTAGAAATCCATTCACCATAGTAGGTGAAGGTGTAACTGCCACCTCAGCGCAGGACGCAGCTAATCAAGCAGGGCTTGATTGGCATGTACAACTAGCCGATGTTGAAGCATTGGCTGTATCTAACGAAGGGGTTAATCGCCTCGAAGTACCAGCCACATACGCCACTGTCCGTACAAATAAGGATGGCGGTCAGTCAGTACTAGGTACTGTCGGTGGTAGATACAAGGTGTTCCAGAATGGAGAGATGTTCTCTGCTCTGGATGCACTCGTAGAATCTGGCGAGGCTCGCTATGCAGCAGCAGGCGAACTCAAAGGTGGTGCTCAAGTATGGATGGTCCTCGAACTTCCAAAGGAAGTTAAGATCAAAGGTGACCCTCATGCTGCATACATCTTGGCACGTACATCTCACGATGGTTCATGCTCATTAGGTATCAGTCCAATCGTTAACCGATTGTTCTGTACTAACCAGATTAGTGGCATCTTCAAGAAGCAAGCCACCTATTCACTCAAGCACACAACCAACGCTAAGTTGTCTGTGTCTGACGTTCGTAACCTATTAGGTGTCATCTATACAGGCATCGAAGATTACGAATCAATCGCATCTCAATTGCTAGATGTAAAGGTTGACGACAAGGAAGTAAAGAATATCTTTACTAAGATGTGGTCACTGCCAACTGCAATCGAGAAGTCACCTTACTACATGCTGACTACAGGCGAGAAGCGTAAGTACAACACTGCGATTCAAGCACGTGATACTGCCTACAATATCTACTCTGGTGCTACTGGCACACAGGATAATATCCACGGCACAGCGTTCGGTGCATTCCAAGCAATCGTTGAGTACGCCGATCACTTCAGTCATAAGACTGAAACAGTAAGAGCGGAGCGAGTTGTATCTGGCTCAGCAGATAGGATGAAGAGCAAAGCTCTTGCCCTACTAACGAAGGGAGTTTAATAGTGGAGAATCCACTACAGAAATATGTCGATGCTCTCGACAAGCAAGCCTCATATGTACAGCCACCCTTGACACCAAGGGTGGCGCAGTACATACTCAAGGCGTTAGATTATCTACACATATACTCGGTCAAACATGGAGAGTCTGCTCTTATAGAGCAACCACTTCATGATAAGACTGAAGCAATGATTACTGATGTAATCATGTATTCACCAGAGGAGGATGATGGCACGATTACTAGCACACAATAAGTTAGGAGTCAGAGAACCTGAACTCTTAATCGAACCAATCGCTGGGTGGTCATGGTACTGCGGGTATCATGACTCCTATGGCATCGGTGATGACGAGGATGAAGTCCTCTATATGGCTGGTGCACACATGCATTACTGTGAAGTAGACGGTGATGTGTGTCAGATATATACACGAGAATGGAATGTACGAAAGGAGAATCCAGATGCCAATACTAAGTGAAATATTCTACGACGAAGTAGATGAACTATGGTGCTATCGTTGCAAACTTTGCAACGCAGAAATCAATGGCATATCTGCACAACAAGTTCAAGACAACATAGTTGTTCACGAACAAGTTGTTCAATGTATTAAGGGGTACTAATGGCTAAGCCACGTCCAACGGAAGTTAAGTTAGTGGCTAGCCTGCTTGACCCAGACAACGCTACCTCCGAAGATGCTATGGATCTTGCGACAGAAATCATTGAGGCTCTGGATAAATCCAGAGCTAAGCGTGAGTCGTACATACTCGTAGCACAGTTGGCGCATTGGGCTCCAGTCCAATCGTTTGGAGAGTTCAGTACCAAACTACAAGCAGAGAAGTTCGTAAAGAACTTAAGTGCTGTAGATAAAGACGGCGTAGGTAAAGCAGTCGTCTGTAGATTAGAAGAACCAGATGCATTCCTTACACGAATGGGAGAAAAGAAATAATGTTCTACAACGGATTCACTTTACTGATGCAGATAATTGCTGGTGCAATTATGTATTGGGTTGGTTACCGATTAGGTAGGCAGCGTGGCGAGATGGAAATGTACCAACGATGCAGAAATGCAGATGAAGTACAGAGAGAATACTTCTCTCAGGTTAGTTGGAACAACAGCAAGCCGAACTAAATAAAGAAAGAGGCTAGGGTTTATTCCCTAGCCTCTTTTTCTTTTCGCGCCTGAGCTTCCGCATTGAACTTAGTTATCCAGTACAACTTATAAAACTCTACGTCGAATGAGAATCTCTTCATGTGTTTAACTACAGCACCAGTGTGTGCATACAGTGGGATACCAGCATCGCGCATCTTCATAAAGAATTGAATATCTTCCCCAATAAAAGTATCTTTATCTGAATCGCCATCAGATGTTTCCAAGAATAAAGGTTTATCTCCATAGGTATCAAGCATCTTCTGACCAGCAGAACGATGCATTAAAAGGAATCCAAATCCAGCATAGTCAACTTTAATAAGTTGATCTGGTGGCAGTGGATGAATGTAAGTCATTAAGTATTTATCTCCACCCTCATGTGCATTGAACAGCGCAGGGTATGGTTCCATAACTGGAGATTCCATCTGCTTACTTATGAAGTAAGTACCAGTAACAACTGGCTTATCTACTGGATGAGCTGAAGCCCAGACTTTATTAAGCGATTCGTTTGTAAGAACGATATCGCTATCTACCCATAACAACCAATCAAAGTTAGTCTTCTTCATCCATACATCGAATGCGGTCTGGCGTTGTCTACCTATCTGATTACCTTGTACACGTTGAGCTGATGTGATGGGCAAGTCGGAGGTGAGAATGGAATAGACCAAGCCCTCGGTAAACTTTCCATCTACTGATCCATTATCACACCATATAACCATGATCTGATTATTAGATACAATCTTTTCTTTTGCTGCCTGCTTTGCAGGATTACCAGACTTACCCATTGTGATTCCCTCCCCATCCAGTTCCCATAAATTTAATTGGCGGTGCGTTATATATTCTTTGTAATGTTGTACCACAAACAGGACAGTCGTACTCTTGTTCCTCTTCTGTCATACCACGTTCAATCTCAATTACTT